CACCGCTCTTCTTTTTACCTCTAGACTTATCAGCTTCTGACATAGCTTTATTGACAGCATCAGCGGCTACCTTTATACTCTTAACTCGGTCTTCGATTGCCTGAAATTGTTTGTTCACAACTCCAGCTTGTTTACCATAAGCCTGAGTTGTTCTCTTGGCTATGTCTTGTAATGCCTTACTTACCTCAGAGTCATCAACCGATAATTTTAATGCAATATCTACAATGTTATCTGCCATCAGCCCTACTCCTTATTCCAAACTTCTTTTAGCCATTCTTCTGCTTCTATATCCTCAGCACTCTTGTAATTCCAATCGAAGTATTGAGGATTCTCACTTCTAAACTGTCTTTCCCACTTCTCTAATTTCTTGCCCTTTAATATCTTATCTCTAATAGCAACTACGGTAGACAAAGTGCTTTCACCTATCGAACAGTAATAGCCCATAAATGTCCACCAATGCATATATTCAACCGCTCGTATCTCTTTGCCTGCGATATTATTCACTGCTGAGACTATCATGGCAGAGTCAGCTTCCCAATCAATGAGCTTATGATTAGAGCCCTTACCCTCAGGTCTGCCAGCATTGAAAAACTCATACATCTTCTTAGTAGCTTCCTCTAAATCAGGCATACTCATAATCTCATCCATGCCATCTACATCATAAAATATCAGTAGAGCACACAAGATTCTCTCTTGTTTAGTTAATTCTGTATCGTTCAATACAGCAAAGGCGCTGAGGACATTCCTATAATCTCCGTCATTGCGGATGGAAAACTCAGCGCCACTAATCTCTATCGTAGTAGGTAAATCATACATACACTATTATTTTGCCTTCTTATTATGGTCCTGTAATTTTACATACTTACCAGCCTTAGTCTCAACTCGGCGCTTCATATCGGCAAACTCCTTGTCAAGATTATTTTCATATAATTTAGCTAATTTGTCAATGATATGCTCATATCTAAACATTCCATCAATTGGATCCCACATAGAACCATCTGAGCCACAGACTTCACTGACATTTGCATCAAAGATGTAGTCAATTTCATCTCTCATCTTCTTATCAATCTTATCTACAGCATCAGCTACTTTTGTGAGAGTTTCCTCATCTTCTACCTCATCAGGTAGATTGTTGAACTCATCAGCAACTTCATCCATAAGAGTGTTAAGTCTTGGATAGGCTTCCTTGAGTCTTGATGCAATTCTCATATCACTTGTGTTTAGCTCTAAAATTTTAGAGTTATCTCCATTGATACGGAATCTCTTCTTCTGAATTGCTGAGAGGTCGATATCCTGAATATCATCAGCAGGTGTTTCTACCTTTGTCTCAACTTTCTCTTCTTCTGTAACCGGAGCATTCATGCTCTCCTCTGTTACCTCTGTCTTTACTTCATCCTCGAAAAGTTTAGATGTTGACTTTTTTGCCATTTTATTACCCTCCTAAAAATTAAACATCAGCAGTGAAAACAAAGTCATCACTGAGCTTATCTACTGTACCAGTAGTAATCTTGTTTGAGAAGTGAACTGTAATAGGGAAGTTCACGTTTACATCACCACCGATTGAATCGTAAGTGATTGTGCAATCTGTGTGCTTCTCACACTCATAAGCACCGGCCTGACCTACGAAAACTGTAATGATGTACATTGTGAACGCCTGAAGCTCTGAAACTGCATTTCTTCTACGAATATCGTTGAGGAATGCACCAAGCTGTGAACCACCTAAAATTACGAATGGGTCAAATGTTTGCTCAGGCTGTGTTCTGTTCAAATCTGTGTAGTTGTTGCCAAGAATATCTGTAGTAGTCTCGATGTCTGCATTGTACTCAATAGATGAGTCCTCAGTACGAGTACCAAGAATTTCTCTCACATTAGTAGCTACTGGGTCAGTACCACCTTCAGGAACTCTCATTTCTGACCACTCAGCAACAGTGAGAAGCATCTTTCTTTCAGCTCTCTGGCCTTTCTTAAGGTTAAACTGCTTAACTTCTGCCATTGTCTTTCTCCTTTCATTAACTCCAAATCATTTTGGTTTTATCTAAATAATCAATTTGTATTGTAATTGAATATCTAGCCATTGGTGTTCCCTGTGCATCAACAAACGCACCCATAAGTACGGGTTTGTCTGTAGTACAAATCATTTCATCTACTTCTATCTTATCACCGAAGTTTGGGAAGTTTTTCAACTCACCCTGCTCTGTTATCCAATCAATGATTGCTTGTACTTCTAGTAACTCGTCCAAGTTCTCATCATTAGTAACTTCATCGGGATTAATAGGTGTATATCCTAATGACTTGTATACAAGTATCATAAATGAGTATCTTTTCTCAACACTGCCATCTACATAAGGCTTATGTGTTCTCACATCAGTAGCCTCAGTTACAAAATGGTTTGTATTATCTTCTCCATCAGCATAGTTGAAAAATAAACTATTTTCGCTAATAGAAGGGCATGTGAGAAGGTATTCTAACATTATGCTGTCTTTACTCATCGTGATTTCCTCATCTTATCTCCTACAATGTCAGCTATCTGACTCAATACATATGGGTCATTGAGTGCGGCATCTTTTGCTTCTAATATCTCATCCTCTTTTCTATACGCATAGTGTAAATCTTCACTAGGTCGCATTTCAAAAGGGTCTACATGAAGTGTAGATTTTCTACCATGAGTAGTAACATAGGTATTACCTTGTCTAGGATATGGTATATGATTATGCACTCTTCCCTTAGAGTCTCTCCATTGTGTTTTAGTAGGTGTATGAACACCTTGTCCAGCCTCGAGTGCTCCAGAATCTACAGGAAGTTCTCCAGACATCTGCATGCCTTCCCAAATAGCTCCCATAACTCTGTCATAAGTCTCTGTACTAGATGTGACTGAACCAATCATTCGTTCAATCTCATCACGTACTTTAGTTTTAACCTCATTGACATTTATGGTTACTGTAATTTCACTTCCTGCCATGACTAAACACCTCTTGCTAGATAATGTTCATTACCTCTTCCACCACCGACATTAATATTTACTGACTTCACAGTGAAACATCCTGGCCATTCTTTGTACTCTGCCATCATGTCAGAAGAACGTTTGCCTTTTTCATACTCATTGATTTCAAACTCGGTTTCATCAGCTACAATTATATCACCAGGTGCTAAAGTAAAGTATTGCTCTTTCTCGCTCGAATTTAGCTCATTCCAGCTTCTTTTATCTTTGAAGCTATTATTTACACGTATTCGACAAACGGACACGTCAGAAGCGATTTTGGACTGTCCTACGACTATCTCATTCTGAGAATGACTATAGAAACAATCTTTAATCACATGACGGTACCAGTAAATCTTATTATCGTCAGGATTTTTGAACTTATTATATAAAGTTATTGTGGAATTCCACCATTCACCATAATTATTCATAAGTCTTATTCCCCCGGATACAGACCCCTATAAAGGATGTTTCTGCCTAAGTCATTTACTATACCGTTTAAATAGCGATTGACTATATCTTCTTTAGAACTAGCTCCGTTAAACTGAGCTAATAACTCACCTGAGCTTAATACATTATAGCTTGTTGACACACCGTCATTTGACTGTTGAGTAATTCCAGCTTCTTTCTTCCAACCTACTCCCCAGCCTGCTCCGCCATTTGATGAAGCTAATAATTCAATCTCCATCTGTCTAAGACGGATTAACTGATACATACATCTTTTAAGCTCTTCGCTTTTCAAGACATTCTCCCATTCAGGCCTTTTAAGTCGATTGAATGTGTACCAGTTGACTGTAGATTCAGCATCGTACTCTAAATCTTGAAAGGAGGTCTCATCAAGAGTTCCACCCATTTCAGAATATTCTTCAAAAGATAAATAGCTCATTGATAAGCCCTCCTATAATCAAAATCTACTAGCCGCGTGAGATGATACGAGCGATTGGAATAGCCTTAGAAGCGATGTACTGCTTTGTACCAGAAGCATCGTTAGTATTAACAAGCTCCCAGTTCTGTCCATCCTCAAGCTCTGCATCTGTAGGTGAGAGTGTTGCCATGTTCTTCATTGTGAAGCTAATACCATATGGAGCAAAGCACTTTCTCTGACGAGAAATAAGTGTATCTTCACCACCATTTCTATATGGGTCTCTAGCCATCTCAGCTGGAACCTTAGCACCGCAGTTTGTATACTCAATAGCGCCCTGTCCAAAGACGAATGTTACATACTGCTTATAACCACCCTCTGTTACTTCGTAGTAGTTGCCAATATCTCCAACTACAGGATTCTCAACTGGTGTGTACTTTGTGTTAGCACCAGAACCACTCTTTGTGTAGTATGTCTTGCCATCTACAAGAGCTACATCAGATGTCTTAGCGTACTTAGCCTCTACTTCGATTACAGGCATATCATCATCTACAAGTACCATACGTCCGTTAAGAGTACCAATTGTAAGGTCTCTCTCCATGCCGTTTGCATCATTGTACTTAAGATATACAAGAACCTTCATGTTCTCAAGGTTTGTAGCAACTGCTGAATGCATGATTGTAAGAGCGAACTTCTGCTTGTGGTCGCCCATAGCTCTCTGCATACCAGTGTTAAGAGTAGTTGCATCCATGAATCCAAGCTTGCCCTCGCTATTTGTGATGTTAGTAACATCATATGTGTGGGACTCTACAAACTTAGCTCCCTCATCATCAGCCATGTTGAATACACCTGTGAGCATAGATACGATTGTACCCTGGTCAATCTCATCCCAGTAGCCTGCAACCTGCTCAGCTACATTCTGCATGAAATCAACACCACCAGTGATGTCGTATGAGAAGTCTTTCTCTGTCCATGCCTGAGCACGTCCAAAAACAACTCTTGAATGAGAGAATGTCTTTGTGTTCTGTGATGTGATGTTTGTAAC